ACAGGAGTAATTGGATAATGAAAGATGAATTTACATACTATACAGTAACTTGGATATTGGAAAAAGAAATTAAATCACGTAAGTTTTATGATAAAAAAGAGGCTTTAAAATGGAACGAATTACTTCCAGAAGAACAAAGATATGAAGTTAAAAAGCATACAGAAATAATTGAGGTTATAGCATAATGACAAACGAAGAATTATATGAAAGAATTACTAGCATGCTAAAAGAGCAAGGTGTCGGAATAAGTCAGTTTGAATCAAAAGTTAAAGATGAAACAGGTAAATATCCTAACTTAAAAATGACTAAATCACGTTTGAGCTTACCGCATACCGTAGCATTCCCTTATCTTACTATGTTTTTCAATGATGATGAAATGCACGAACTTACCCTTAAAAAGATTGATAGCGTAGGAGATAACGGAGAAGCGTTTGACTTACTAGATGAGATATTGTCTAGTTTAGAACCAAGTAAAGAGTATCTATATAAGCAACGATTGAAGCGTAGAATGCAAAGAGAGGTAATGAGATAATATTACACAAGTACACACGGAAGATTAATAGTTCAAAATATCCACGGTCAACAGCTCGAAAGATTGCTAATGACTTGAACAAAAAATACCCTTTTAATAATTATCTAGTCAGCTTTGAGTTAGGATCTAAACGGTATATTATTGAAAAATTTGAAATTAGAGGAATGAATAGATGAAACGTTTTTACGTAGAAGAAGATGACAATGGCAAAGAGATTAAGCGAAAACTAACAACTTTTGCTAACGACGACTTAACACAGCTTTCAGATGATGAACTAGAAACATTATATTATGAATCATCGGCTCGATTTTTAGCTAAAGCAATGCACTTTATGAAGATTGAGAATGAACTGTTTTCAAGAAAGAATGTAATTGTAAGTGATGAAATTCTAATAAATACTGGCAATAATATTATTGAAGCCATTAATCAGGTAAGCAATTGAAACATAGAAAAGAGCACGGCATGAAAAAAGAAGCACAAGACGCACAATGGTTTATTTTAAAATTAATCGGTAGTCACTTAGAACAAATGGCTGTACATGAATTGAAAATTAATGATGTTAATTCTAAAACTTCAATAGACTTATGGAACTATTATAAGTTGTGGAATGAAGAACTAGAACAATTATACAAACAAAATAGTTTGTATATTAAAAATGGCGAATATGATAAAGTTGAAACGCCAGAACGACAAGAACCGCCAAAATTTTAAGAAAAGAGCATGGCATGAAATATGAGATTTGGTATAACGCAATAGACGGAGATTATTATAAAACAAGCGACACGCTAGAAGAAGCAAATAATGATTTTGCGTTTGTATTAACAATGTATAGGCTTGTTCCTTTATTTGAAATGCGTTTAATTGAAATTGATTCACAGGGCGAATATAAAGTTATTAAGTCATTTAAAAATATGAAAGCAAATAATAAAGACATAGTTATGGCGAAAGCATATTATAATTCACGTACACGTAAAGGAGAATAATTATCTTTATTTTAACAGACGATACAATAAGAAGTATAGCGTTGATTCAATTCGCTCATAAAAGGGCAAATAACAACTTTAATGATATTGTGGCACAATTATATCAACAAGAGTTTAAAACGCAAGAGAAAGCAAAATATGAGCATATAAGGCAAGCTAAGGAGAAAGCACTTGAAGAACAACGAATTAGTGAAGAAAATAAACGAAGAGTTGAAGCTGAAAAACAAGCCGAATCTGACAGAATCTCAAGAGAACATGATAAGACAACTGAACAACCTGACACCGAAAGGACGCAAGAAGTTAGCGATGAAAATGAAAATGAGGGAGGTGTACCAAACACAGCAACTAGTGACACTATTGGAAGTGATTGGTCTAGTGTAAGCCCAGAAATAGCTGCGAGTTATATGTCAAGTAAGACAGGAGTAAGTGCTGGTAAATGGCTTGATGTTATTTATAAGGAGTCGAGTGGCAACCCTTATGTTACTAATCCGATTGGATGTTATGGACTTCTTCAAATTAACCAAAATTCACATGGAAATGTTTCTGGGATGACACCACAAGAATATTTGGACAAAGCAGTAAGTATATATCAAGGTTCAGGCGGTACAGCTTGGGTGACTTGGTAAAAAATAAATTAATTAAAAATAGAAAGTAGGTATATCATCTTTAAAATATGCTCAATTACAAAAGAAAAACAGCTATAAAGCTGTCTTTTTTTATTTTATGGTTTAGTTGCGTTTGGTCCAAATTCAGCGTCTAGTTCCACTTGTAACATGGTATCTTTAGGTAAATTAAGTTTACCCCATTTGTTTTGATAGTTTTCTAACATGCGTGTAGATCGTACATAGCGTACTGATACTCCATTAGATACATAGTAGCGTTTTGTGTCGGTGCAATAAATAAGATACATTTCAATTTCCTTTTCGTTTTGTTTGCTTTCAGTTTTCCCTGTAAGGCGTTTGTTTAGTTCTGCAATAAAATATGAGCGACAACTTTCTAAAGTGCCACCGTGGACTTCTACTGACCGTCTAGGGCAACTTGTGCTTGAAAGTTCTTGATGTAGCTTCACAGTATCACGATTAGGAGTTAGTCCCCACTGTTTCATGTACTTAGCTACGTCGTCCAGTACCGCTTGCTCATTCCTCAAGAACTGATTTAAGTCGCCTTCTGATTGGCATACTTCCCAGCTGGCATAGTTTGCATTACCGTATGAGTTAGCACAATGCCATGCCATATTAGAGAAGTCGGAAGCCTGTAAGCGTCCATCCGAAGCGATATAAACATGAGCAAAACCATTTTCAGGGTTGTGTGTAGGTAGCCAACTATTATAGAAACCAGTGTTAGCACCATTTGAACCAGCGTCATTGTGAATTACAACCCCAGTAGGATTATGCCCACGTACACCAGCATTAGTTATATTCATTCTTTTTTATCCTCCGTTTGTTCTTCTTCCGGCTCAGGAACACTTACACCATTCTTTTTCATAAGTTTAACCAAACCGTCAAACATAGGGCTAATTTTTGCGATTAAGTAAATAAATTGTCCTACGAAGTACAACAATCCTACGTCAATCACTGTTTTAGCGATGTCAGAAGTTGAGGGTGTTTGAGTAAAGTAAAAGACTGCGTATAAAACCCATAGCGAGAAAACTACCGTCAAATCAATTACAAGTCTACGCTTGAAAGGTGGGTTCATTTCTTCTCTATCTTTAATCCATGTAGCTAACAAAATCGCCAAAATCAAGATAGTTATTAAGATCATTTTTGTTACCATTATATTTTGCTTTCTATTTGTTTACAATAAAGGCGCTGATAAAGCGAAAGATATTGTTTTTCCGTTCATTGGAGTGTTATTTGGATTACCTACTGCGATACCACTTGGAGACATGTTAATTAAAGATAACGACAGGCGGCCAGGAGAATAAAATGAACCAGCAGTATCAAATTGAGGTAGATTTGTTCCAAAAGCAGGTGGGAAAGTGCCAACCGGAACAATGAAATTCGGTGCGACATTTGGCACAGGAATGCTATTTCCTATAACGTAAATTACACCATTAATAATTCTTGCCTTTAATGTACCTGTTGAACCTACTCCACTAGCCCTATTTAAATCAGTCCAAGGAACATCCTTTTTATTGACTAGGCTATTAATAATAACATCATCAAGTAAAGTATGTTCAGTTGGTTGCTTAGCACTTATAACTCCTGTTCCGTTAGTTGTTCTAATATCTATCACAACTTTAAGTACACCTGAATTATTATTTAAATCAACATTATTGCTATTGTCTGAAGTTTCAGCCGATAAAGTAACAGGGTGTGCTGTTTGAGTTAAGTCAATATTTGCATGGATATAATTGACTGCATTTCCTTTTAAAGCTACAGTTTCGTTTAATAGTTCAAAATATCTTCCACCAGCAACAATTGAAGTATTAGTATATTGTACATTAAGGGCTGTATTTAACGGACTTGTCCAGTCTCTTCGTCTAATTGTTCCATAGTCCATTCCTGTCAACATCATGTATAGCTTTCCGTCATTATTAGAACCGACTGGAAACTCTGTACCATTTGGACTAAAGAATGTAAAGTTTTTAATTGTCATTTTTAACCTTTCTTGAAATTATCTTCGCTTTATCTAAAACTGGGTTATCAGTAATTGAAAGCTCTAATAATCTAAATTTTCTACCGCCATACGGATAACCACCAATTGATACAAATTGACCAACTTCGTACAAGAGCGTAGTTTCGATTCTAAGCGAGTTTTTGCTATTATAATATACTTTACCAGATAAAAGTTCTAAGTGGTCTTTACGTAGCTCTCTGTACCCTGTGAAGCTATCTATTCTATATTTGTCTCCGTAAGTAGCTACATACTCATATAACATTTGGTTTATCTCCACTTTCTACAAAAATAAGTCTATCACTGAACTCTGTTTTAACCCTGTCTGCTATATACCCCGAATATAGTTTTCCTTCGTACCATATATCTACCAAGTCATTAACATACAAAGGCAAAAGCTCATTTTGGTTGAAAATTAATCTTGTGACGATTGTAGAGGGCGAAACTTCTGCTTTAATGGTTGAGATATCTGGAGGGTTTCCGTGTTCATCTCTATCATAAAATAATGTTTTTGCTGTCCTTACTTCTGGCAAGTCTGTTCCGTCTCCGCCATAAGTACTATAGTCAATGACATCTCCATTATTTTTTGCTGTGTACATTTTAGGAGGGTCTGTATAGTCGTCTGTTTCCTTATTTTTAACGAATACAACAGCGAAATTATAAGCCGAACGTTCTGTTATTGTTTCCGTGTCCATTGTCACACTTTGCTTAATATCTACTCTTGTCGTGATTCTATCTCTATTCCATTTCCTTGAAGCAAAGTTAATGAATAACAAGTTTCTAGGGTCTGCTTCAGATGGAGCATGTTGAATTGTCGTAGTTGGTTGAAATTGAACCTTTGAAAATATCCTTTTTGCTACGTCATGAGCCGATGAAGTTTCCGCTTTTCGGTTGATTGTAGCCTTTCCTTCAAAGATAGTTGAATTAAAGAAATAACCATAGCTCATTAAATTATTTTTACGAGGGTCAATTAAATAATCAATGATAGCAAAGTTTGTCGTTTTAGTTATTGCGTTCGGAACGTCAAGGCTTTCAATCATTGCCCAAAAATAGTTCTTTAATGTAGCTTTATTACTTTCATCTACATCTGTCACAAGGTAAACCATATCTAAGTTTAATTTTTTCTTTTGACCTAGAGCCTCCTCGATTGGAACAACTTCAGGAAAAAGAATTTGAACAATATCTCCAACTTCTACCGAAACGGTCAACGTAGCCGATGAAGTATAAAGATAACCCGTTTCCCACAATTCATAGTTAATAACTTGACATCTTGCTTTTGGTATCGGCAACCCTCTTTTTTCTTTTTTGCCATTAGGAAGATTAAAATCAGATATATTATAATAGTTAGGGTTAAAGTTATCATAAACGTTAGCTTCTAACATTAAATGAAGTCCGCCTTTCTCTTGATTTTAAATTCTGCCTTACTTAAATTGATTAGCTCCATTTGACCTTTTTCAATTATACGAGTTCTATATCGCTCAAAGTCCATTACAGGGAATAAGTTTATAGCAGTTGTTCCCTTCCAACCTTGATAAGTTTCGTCATTTACATCTGTATTTATTAAAATGTAGTCTTGTAATTCTTCCGTCTTAAATGCAATTGCAGTATATTCATTTCCAATATCGTCTAAAAATCTAACTCCAGTTGGTGTCTTAGGAAGTTGAGGATATAATATCCCCATAAAACTAAATATTTCATCTTTAATGTCCCACCGGCTTAAACGGTCTATATTACTTTCTCCATAATAAGTGTAAGAAGTTCCTTTGATATACTTATAGTCTCCTGGTGCTGTTCCACCATAAATTTTAGACTTTCCAGCAATAACTTTACCATTTTGAATCATTCCAAAAGTTAAATTTTCGTAAGTATACCACTTTGTGATTATATCAAAAGTTATCTTTTCGCTGAAAGTTCCGTTCTTACCGTAACCCTCTGTCTTTGTGACATCTGCTAAAGCTAAATCAGCATACACCTGAAAAATCTCTGTTTGATATTCAAGTGTAACGAATTTTTTGCTAAGAATATCATTCACGAAGTCTTTCATTAACCGATAGTTTTCTTCTAAACTTTCGCCAAACGTTTCTAACTTGAACTCTATTTGTGGCTGGGGAATTGAGCGTGTCCCCATTACTCCAATACCATTACTTTGCAAGATATTATTAGTTGATTGTAACCCTAAATTAGAGGGCTGGTAAAATCTAACTTTTCCATTTGTTACGTCCCAAACTTTATCGTCTGTTCCGTCTAAGTTGGTATGTATTTTATACTGTCTTACCATTAAGCCCTCCCTAGGTCAAATTCTCGTCTGATTGCTCGTGCTAAGTTAGAAACATCTTGTCCAGCACCACCTTGTACATGAAACGTGTTATATGTTCTGTTATCGCTTGATACGCTGTTCGTACTTAAACCGTAACCGCTAGAAGATAAGTTAAATTCTGGCAAACCTACTACCATAGAACCTTTAAACATTCCGCCAAGTTTCCCAGCGATACCGTTAATAGCTCCTGATATTTTTTCAATCGTACCTGTGACACCACCTAGAACGCTATCTATCGTGTTTTTGATTCCTCCGAATATCCCACTAAAGAAACCGCCAAGCCCACTGAATGCTCCTGTTATTGCATTATAAGCATTTGAAGCGAAACCGCCAAATGCGCTGAACACTCCACTAACTGCGTTTTTAGCACCATTGAACACTCCACTAAAGAAACCACCGACTCCGTTGAATACACCTGAAATTGCTCCCCAAGCACTTGAAGCAAAGCCACCAAAAGCACTGAATACTCCACTAACAATACTACGGACAGAGTTGAATATGCCACTAAAGAAACCTGAAACAGCACTCCATATTGACTGAACAACTCCCCAAGCGCTAGAAGCAAAACTTCCGATTGCGCTAAATACTGATGACACGACACCTTTCACGGCGTTGAATATTCCACCAAAGAAACCAGCTACTGCACTCCATACTCCGACTAATACATTCCAAGCTGAACCAGCAAAGCCACCTATGGCACTAAATACCGTTGAAACTACTGAACTAACAGCGTTAAATATTCCACTAAAGAAGCCAGTTACTCCGCCCCATACAGATTGAATGCCACCAATAATAGTTGTCCATAGGGTAGTAAAGAATGTTGTTATTCCATTCCAGATATTTTGGATACCTTGTACAATACCGATGAACCAATCAACTAAACCTTGCCAAATAGCTTTTGCTCCGTCAACTGCTCCATTCCATATATCAGCAAACCATTGACCAATACCGCTAAAGAACGAAACTATTCCGTCCCATGCACTCTTCAAGAAGTCTACAAAACTAGCCCATGCTTTTTTACCTGTTTCTGTTTGAGTAAAGAAATAAACTAGACCAGCAACGACAGCGGCGATTGCTATTCCAAGAAGTACAAATGGGTTGACAGCCATTATAGCATTGAAAGCCCCTTGTATAATTGTAGCAGCTTCAACAATCTTATTGTATGTCTCATAAGCCTTAATGATTCCGTTGATAACTTTCATAGCAACGAAAGCACCAGCTAAAGCAACTAAAGCTACTTTTATAGCATCCATTGCGCTTTTACTTTCACTAATTTTTCCAACAAAGTCAGCAATTTTTTTCGTGATATCAGCGAACTTATTAGCAAGTGAAGATATTGTGTTTGCTACATTTTCAACAGAAGTCGAATTTTTTGAAGTAGATTCATCAACTCCAGCAAAAGATTTTATAAGGTTACCAATAATTACAATTACCGAACCGAATGCACTTTTTAGATTATCCCATATAGCAGAAAAATGAGTTATCGCACCATTTTGTTGTAACTGTTTGAACAAGTCTTGGAAATACTTAACTACATTTTCTATAGCTTTGCCAGCACCTTTGCCCCAATCGTCCATTTTATCAATTATAGCATTGATAACAGGAGTTAAAGCCTCAAGTGTAGGAATTAAGGCTTGTGATAAATCTTCATTAAAACCAGACCAAGTGTCCCTTATTGTTTTTGTAGCACTGCTTGAACCGTTTGCTGCATTCTGCATAGCCTTATCGAGCATATCCATTGAAACAGCACCAGCTGAAACAGCTTCATTGAATGAACCATACTGCTTTAATTGTGGGTTCATTTGCAAAACAGTGTCTTTTAAAGAAGCACCAAGTGCGGCATTGTTATCTGTCAACTGATTAATATTTTCAGCTGTGACTTTTCCGGCTGCTGACATCTGACCATAGGCCTGTGCGACACCTTTTAAGTTTTCTCCAGTACCACCAAATGCTTGGTTAGCTTTTACTAATGCTTCTGTTTTACCAACTGCTGATTTTGCACTATCTCCTAAACCAATGAACGTTGTTGAAAGTTTTAAAGTATCTTCACTATTTGCGTTTGTATCTCTAGCGAGCTTTTGCATAGATTTACTTACATAATCAAAGTCTTGAGCATTGCCCTTGAATTTCATTGTGTTTTTCAAGGCGATCATGGCTGTCTGGGTGTCCATTGCGTCAGATATCCAACCCCTTAAGCCATTACCAACAGCACTGATAGCACTTGAACCAATCTGTCTAAATACACCTACAGCAATCTCTCTGAGACCGCTAAAGCGTGACTTCATGCCATCAATTCCGCTATTAACGCCTTTAGTATCCATTTTAGCGTCAATGTTCCAAGAGCCTGATTTAATAGCACCCTCGACTTGCTTTATTTCGCCCTCTAGCCTGTTAGCTTGTGTTTCTGCTGTCCCTAAATCTCTAGTAAGTTGTAGCCATTTCTTTTGACCTGCTGACGTCCCTTTGTCAACCGTAGAAAGTTCTTCTTTTAATTTTGTTGCTTTGTCACGTGATAAGCCCAACTGCGTTTGTAAGTTCTTCTGCAATTGTGCCATTTTACTGGTATTTGTTGGGTCAAGTTTTAGAGCGTCCCTTAAGTTTTTAGCTTCTCCTCTAAGCCCTGACATTGCGGTATTAACACCTCTAAGTGAGTTCTCGAACTTCGTGGTATTACCATATATCTCGACCTCAAATGTTGCATTACTTGCCATTACATACCCTTTCTCTTGCGCCTTTTCTCTTTTTCTTTTTCCTCTTTCTTCTTCTCTGCAATAAGTTCAATTATTTTATAAACAAGTTCTAGTTCCATTTCCATGAACTGTGTTATATCAATTTCATTATTGCCCAAAACAGTCAAAAGTTCCAAAGTTTTATTTTCCTTTACAGTATCTTTCTTTTTCTTAATCAATGAACTAGAAGAAAAGAAGACCATATCGTCTTCCGTTTCCTCTTTTTCTTTAATAAAAACAGTCTTACAGAAGATATTGATTAACTCGTTAGTTGTAGGAAGCTCTGTTTTGTCGTCTAAGGCGTTTTGCAGTCCTCCGTTACAATCTACCCAAAGTATCAACAACTTGTCTGTAAAGCTCTCCATTTGCTCTGTAAAGTCATCAGGAATATATCCAGCGACAAAAGAATTTTGTAGGTCTGCAAAGTCTTTTAAATCTGTAATAAAGTCCGAACCGGTTAGTTCTAAGTATCTAATTGCATGTTTTAAAATCATTTACAGTCCTTTCAGCTCATTAAATTTCTTTCTGCCACAGTTCGACCAGTTCTTTAAGACCTTTACCGTCAGTATCGAACTCAAAGCTAGTACGGAAGTCTGAAAAGTCGCTTTTAGCTTTTACAATGTTATCTTGAAAAAGAGCTAAATATAGACCATATTGAACGAACTCCATTACATCAGTAATTTCTCCGTCTTCTTTTTTAAGCTCTGCGTCCATTGCTTTTTGCTGTTGGAAAAGGTCTTTCCCTGTAATCATTTTAAATTTACGTGCTGTACTCAATTGTTTTGCCATTTTATTTTATATTCCTTTACTTATTCTATTTTTTCCCAAGTATATTTTAATGGGTCTGTGCTTTGTTCATTGGGATTATTATCAGTATATGTTCCGATATAGTTTGGATAATCTTCGGTTGTTACTTCACTAAACGAAGGCATCCAAGGAGTAGCGATTGAGCCTTGTTCCCATTTATGTCCTGCATTCCATAAAATTGAATCTGAACCTGAACCAGTTATTTCATATTTGACATAAGCAATATCATCGGCTTTCAAAGTTACAGTTACGGAATCTCTCAACCAATCAAAGTCATTTCCCATTAACTTATTAGGCGCGATATTACTATCATTTATATAAACATATCTGTATACGTCCGCTGCGCTTCCTGAACTTTTAACATAAGACGAAAATGTGTATTCACCGTCTTTTGGAGCTGTAAATTTTTTATAAATACCGTTCCATTGAGCGGTTCTTTTCTTAACAGTTAAGCCTTTATATGTTCCGTCAGTTACCCAACCATCTGCATTAACCCAATCTCCACTAAAATCTTTAGTACCATCTAGCAAGTTCAAATTAGGGTAAACTGTCATAAATCTATCTTTTCCATCTTTGCTATATGCAAAGGCCACGTGGTTAGCCCCGTCGGGCACCCTAGGGTTTATCTGTTACAGCGACACCAGCTGAAACATCTGGATAACCTTCTGCGGAGAATGTAGCGATATAAACGTTAGGAGCAAGCTCGTTATTTGTCGCAACATTTCCTTTTACATCTTTAATTACTGCTGTTACTTTTACATCGTGACCTTTAGAATCTTTCAAAGTAGCTGGTAAGACAATTGTTCCGTCATTATGCCCTTTAGTTTTCGTTTGAACGTTCGCAAGAGTTGGAGCTACTAATGTAACTTCGCCAGCTAGAACTGTGTCAGGTTGCATAATGAACAGTCCGCTTTCCATTTTCTTAGCAAAGTCTTTTGCTTGTTCTCCCCAAATTTCGTACTCAATAGCAGAGACTTTTTTATCGCCATTCAAATAAATATCTGATTCAGTCGCTTGTACTGCCAAAGTCCATTGGATAGGGTCTACACCGTCTACTGAATCTGTTTCTGATTCTTTTGTAGCTTCTGCTGTTGGTCTCAAATTTGGATAAACGACTACACGGTAACCGTCAATAAACTCTCCTGTAACTTTATCACGTTTGCGCCCTTTAATAAGATACTGAACGCACTTCGTTTTCCAGTTACCAGTAGGAGACCAACCCAAGCCATTTGCTGTTCTTTGTTGACCTAAAATATCCTCTTTAAGTGCTTGGTCTGTTTGAATAAATACCATTTCTCCTTGAAGTAAGGTAGCGCCTTTTTTCACTCCATGGTCTGGTACATCATCAGCTGGATAGCTGTTAGTCTCCGCTTGGTCTTCCATTGAGCCAACTGATACTAAACCAGTTACAATTTTATGGTTAGTAAACTCTGGTTTTCCGTTACTTCCCTTAGTCATATCAGCTACGATTAGAGCTTCATTACCAAAGAAAATCTCACGTGAGTTATAATCTAATTTCATTTTTTATTTTCCTTTTTGTTTTTTTATTTTTAATTACGCTATAATTCGAAGAAAAAGTAATTCCCTAATATAAACTTGGATATACACATCTTACATTTATTGACCCTGTTATTTTCATATCATGGCTATATCCGTTGAAAATTGTTAGCTCAATACCACTTGTAGACATATAAATGCTCTTTATTATGCCTCCGTTAGAGTAAAAGTTCCCGTTTTGATCAGTAATTAATATTTTTTGTGAAATGATTTCTACATTGTACGGATTGTTTAATGCACCATCAAAATAATTTGGAAGAGGAATAATTATTTTTGTATCTTTATCATGAACGGCATTTGTTTCTGGGACGCTTATATAGATGTTATCAGGGTTTATCCCATTTAGTGTATTGGCGAAGCAGTTAAGACCAGAGGTATAATCTGTACCTGTCTTGTTGAACATTTTACCATCGACAAGATTATTTGTTATTGAAGAATTTTCTATAGACTTAGTGAAAATAGCTATCTCAGGAGCGTTTCTTCCTGATTGGTTATCCTCCGAGTTTTTTCTAAAGAAAGAATTTGTAGAAATATTAAATAGAGAACCATGTAAGTAAAGATGATTTGTTAAATTTCTTTCAAACTGATTACCTGAAATAGTCGTATTAGTAGCATTAGACGTATATATTCCATAAGTAGTGTTTCTATCAATAATGTTATTACTAATTAAATTATATACTGCTTTCGTTAAGGATATTCCTATTCCATTCCACTCTATTTTATTATCGACAATACTGTTATCATTGGAATAATCAAAATTTATGCCGACTTCATTATAATAAATAAAGTTATTAGTTATCTTTGAGTCCGTGGCATTCATTACTCCGTTAGTACAACCATTAATTTGACAATTCATAACATTTGAAACTTTTATCTTAGATAGTCCATTAATACAATTTTGGATTTTCACTCCCTCAATTGTACTAGAGTTTCCGACAAGTATTCCATTTGTTTTTCCACTACCTTCTATGGATAAATTCTTTACGGTAATAGCGGTGGGGAGAATACCATCTTCCCAAACATTATTTTTTATCACATAGTTGTCTGCAGAACCTATTCCATTAAGGAGCGTTATGTTTTGTGTGTTTTTCCCTCCCCAAGATTCTACTTTACTAATTCCTTGTATGATTTGTCCTGATGAAAAACCTTTCAATTCTTTTACATTATACTTACCAGGAGGTATAAAAACTGAAAAACCAGTATCAATAGCTCTTTGAATTGACAAAGTGTCATCAGTTACCCCGTCTCCTTTAGCTCCAAACCATTTGACATTAAGTGGTAAACTATTTGCTTGTGCTTCGGCAATCTTTGCTATTGAATCTTGCAAAGCTTCTATATCAGACAAATTTGCTTCAGTTTGGGCATGTAAGTCATTTAACTCACTACGCATTACTTGTGGCATATTTTCCAATAATAATTTAGTGAAATCATCAATTTTATTATTTACTTCTTGAGCTAAATCTGTAACCGTAGAATTATCTGATATAAATGTAAGACTTTTGCTGACGATAACTTGCTCTAAACTTTCGTTGAGAAGAATTAAATTTGCCTCGATAACTCCAGTCGTTGTCATTTCGGTAGGAATTACCAAAATAAATTCTCCCTTAGCTAAGTCCTTAGGAGGAATTATAACAAAACCAGAATTACCGTTATTAGTATATTGATATGTAAGTTTTAACGAATGACCAGTTAAGTCAATTTCAACTCCATTATCAACTATTTTAATTAACAAAGTTCTTGCATTGACATCGCCTTGCATTATTTGAATTGGTTGAGGGAAATCTTTATTAACCGTATCCCATATAATCGTTCTATTTCTAAAATTATCTAAACTCATTTAAAAATACCATTATTGTTAATTTCAATCAAATGTAATTAAGTCGCTTTCTACTTCTATAATTTCATTGAATTGGCATAATTAGCGCCTTTTTTCAATGTTGTTTTAACGTCTTGCATACCCTTTTTTTCAACTAAGAAATACATACCATGATAACCGCTAGTGTAATTAGCCCTAGTACCTGCATTAACGACTATTTTATCGCCTTTTTTAACTTGCTTTAAGTTTCCTGACAATTGCCCAGTATTTTGGTATCTAGCATAAGTATAGGTGTGACCATGGCTTCTGATTAATCTAGTTCTTCGGCTTGCAGCATTTGCCTTCGCCTTAAACTCTGCTTCAAACCAATCGCCCATGCGTTCTGTTACTTTAGTTTGCATTTCTTTAGCTATGCTTGATGTATTAAGTAAATTCATTGCCATGCTTGACCACCTGAACCGCAAGGTAAATAAACAGTTCCAGTATAATTGTACAAATGGCTGTTTTCTGACCAGTTTGTCATATTCCAACCGTTTTGCAAAACATCTCCGACTAATCCTACAAGTTCATCGTCAACATCTTTAACAGATAAAACAACTTGATAATAGTAACCCATGACAAAGCTCGTATTATCCATTTTAAGCACCTTTGAGTCACTAAGTGATAAATATACCGTCTTGTCTTCTATCGTGTCCTTAACGCCTAAAATAACGTCATTTAGAGGCATTGTAAGTAAATTGTTATACCAATCTATATAAGAATCAAATTCGTTCATAGTCCGTTACTTACGACCCCCTCTAAAATCATCTTGTTATTCTTAGGGTTTCTTTCCCATGTTGTACGCTTGAAAGTTTCGCCTTTTTCGTCTAAGAAATAGTTGAAAATCAAGTCTTCCATTTCTCCGATTCCGTTAAGCTCGTATCTTACGTTTTTACCTAGTCCGATCATAGAAAACTCATCAAGTCTTGACTGATTAATTCTCTGTTTAACTGCTGGTAAAATAATAGGCTTTATAACATTAGCTTCTGCACCGTTCTTCTTCTTAATAGTCGTTTCTACCTGTAATGTAACTTGTGAGAATATCATTAAATACCTCCATAATACATTAACTCTTGCAAAGAAGCCAAACGTTTCATTTCAGCATTTCGCCATTGTTCTGCTGGTTCATCAACAATATTAAGCCGACAATAACAAGAGATAAATTCTTTCACTAATACACTTGTTTCGTCAGCTTTAATACCATTTTTTTCTAGCAATTTAATAGCTATTGAACGGAATAAGATAAGTTTACTATCATAAGCTGTTACTAAAATCGGAATACCACAATAGACTTTAATATAATCTATCATTTACTTCCTCCGTTTTATTCTTATGATACTGTAATTACTGCACCAGCGTTATAAGTTTCAACATGTCCGCTTGTTAGTGTTTCAACCAAAATCATGTTGCTATTAGTTTTCCATTCAAATGCGTCAACTTTAGTAAGGTCTTGCATATCAATGTGATATTTTTGGTCTACCAATACAGTAGGTTTGAGTGCTTTTGAACCTGTGTATACAATGATTTCATCTACTCCAACTTCAGAAGCAATTTCAGTATCATCATTTTTAATACGAACGTGAGCATTTGCAGTCGCTTGACGTAGCTCATCTAACAAGGCTTTACGGTCTTCTGCTTTAACAATCAAATAACGACGTCCAGCAGTAGGGCGAACAAAGTCAACCGCTTCTTCAATAGCGTCAGCAAATGGAGTTTCGCCGGCTTTTTTAGCTTTTGTAGTAATCTTTTTGATTTTTTTGACGTCTGCTTCTTTGTCAATTGATTTAAAACCGTTTGTTCCGTCTCCTTCAACAAGCGCAAGGTCAACGATTTTGTTTACAATGGCTTGTGTAAGTTCAGCTACAATCAAGTTGTAAAGTTCAGAATAAGACATTTGAAGTCGTTTAACACGTTCAGCAAGTGATTGCAATTTATAAACCATCACAGGTTCAAGAGTATCAATAGTGAGTGTTGCTGCCTGCTCTGTTTTTGTTTGTCCGTCTTTGTGGACTTGTGCTTCATTTGATGAATCAAAAGAGCGTGATACGAGCAAAGCGCCGACATTTGTAACATGGAATACTTTGAACACTGGGTTAGTATTTAACAAAGCTGTGTTGATTGATTCAACCAATTTACGTGGAAGCTCAAAAGTTTTATCTGTGATAGTTACACCATTTTCGGCAAGTTTTGCGTTCCAAGCGTTTTTAATTTCTGATTTTCCAGAGTTCTTTTTCAATACATCAAAAAATTCTGTTACAGCGTTTTGTGATTCAATAAAGTTTGTCATTTTAGCTTTTCCTTTTGGTTTTTCTTCCTGTGCGTTAAGTTCGTTCTCGATTTTGATAATTTCAATTGAATTTTCTGAAAGTGTTTTTTCTAATTCTTGTACTTTAGGTAGGTCTTCAATTGCGTTTTTTACTTCAAAGCCACTAATTTGAGATTTTAAAGATACATTATTTTCTTTAAGTTCTGCCAAGCGGTTCTGTTTTTCGATTAAATCAGGTTTATTCATATTTCTTTTTAATATCCTCAATTTCTTTCAAAGCGTTACGGCTTTCAATAATTTTGTTGCGTTCTTCTGTGAGTTCTTCGCCTAGCGCGTTTTGAATAAATTTTGCGTTAGGGTCTGCTGGTACTGAAACAAGAGAAATCTCTTTAAACTGTGCTTTATTTACAACTAGAGCATCATTTTCATTAAACTCATAATCTGTAATGTAATAGGCAATTGATAGTGAATCAAACGCTCCATTTTCAACAGCCTTGTTAATGTTTGGTGCATTGTCATAAAGCGTAAAGTCAGTCAGGTATTTATTAGAAGCTAAGTCATAATAAACTTTCGCGTCCCCAATGACTTCACTAGATCCTGAACCATGTTCATATAGCAATGGATATCGTTCTCTAGCAAACTCAATGCAGTTAGGAGTCAAGATAATACCGTTACGATTCTCTACACCAACTTCTGAACCAATGCCTTGGAACGACTTAGAACCGTCCTCGTTTTCAGTTACTTTAATTTCAGCACTATTGGTTATTAGTTTCATCTGTGCTTGTTACGTCCTTTCTACTGCCTTGTAAATCACTTAGGTTTTTAACAGCAACTGCATTAAGGTTTGTGACATAAATATCTCCGCCCTCAATTGGTTGCTCGCCCATTTTAACAAGAAGTTGATTCTGTGTAAAAATAGGAGCGTTAATATTTTCGTGATACAAGTCAATTAATTCTTTCAAAGTTGCAAACTTGAATAGCTGGTTATCTACGATTATGCGTTCATAATATAAATTATCCTTAATTATTCGTCTGCGGTTTGTTGAAATCAGTTTATAAGTCAGTTCCTTTTCAAGTTGAATCAGTAAAGGAATGATAGTAGAGTTATAAAAATAAATTTGTTGTTCTTGCGTAGCAGTACCAAGCAAAATATTTTCATTCATAAAGTAACCTGTCAAAAGTTCCGATTTAATAAGGTCAATTTCATCTTTATTTAAAACAGAATAATCTTTTTTAAGTTCTACAATTTCCGTCTTGTTATCAACTGGCGTCAAACCGTTGTAACTCGAACCCTCTTGCATGTTCTTTATTGTTGCTAGTGCTTTTTCTCGATACTCTTGTGTATTATCAATATCAAGAAAGGCATTAATTTTCAACAAGCCACGCAATTTACCTTGTTCCAGCTTAGTTTGAATACTAGCTAGAGCATTATCTAAAATACTTGTGTCTTCATTGATATAAAAAGGACTGAAAAGCCTTACTAATTCTTCAGGTTTATATTCTTTTTTATCATTAGCAAACAGTAAGTCTAATAGATCGCCCGTTTCACTGTCAAATATAGGGTACAGGTCAACATAGCGCGTGCATAGCAACTTTTTAATTACTTTCTGCCAAAACTCCATGCTATTGTGTTCGCCCTTAGAACTCCAGTTTAGAACCTCGTCTAAGTCAGAACCTGCCATACTAATCAAAGTATCAGATCCAACATCAGATTTTTTATATTTTACATGATTAAATTCTACTTTTGTTATTTCATTAGCGATTTTATTATGAATGTTAGTCACAAAGGCACTTGTATATTCTACCGCTTCGTTTTGCCATGCTGTAACTCTTTGAGTATCATTATTTAGTTTTCCACGTGAAAATGATACTACTTTTCCGAATAAGTTCAATTTTTCCCCTTTCTACCATAAACTAACGCCTTTCCCTCGTTTATACTCGCCTGTTTTCTTGTTATGGCAAGACTTACAAAGGAGTTGTAGGTTATCGGGGTTCAGCGCTATATTCCAATCATCAAGATTTTCCCAAGTTAGTTCTACAATATGGTCTACTTCATATTTTTTAGCACCGAATGCACCACATCTTACGCAAGTCATTTTATCACGTTGCCTAACATAATCACGGACTGCCAACCATTCTTTTTTATTGTACCAGCCACTCTCTCGGACTGTATCAACGTTATACTTCATCTGACACCGCCATTTCTAAAGCCATTGTCAAAGCAACAGTAGGGTCAATTTTATCTTTTTCAAGTTTTTTAGTATACATATAGTCCCCACTTTGTCCGATTTTAACAGCAGTATTATTTAAAGCCCACTGCATGACTTTTTGGTTATGGATAAGTTTATTTTCTACTAACTTAGATTTTAACAGCTTGATATAATCATTCATTGAGAAACCTTGTCGAATAGCTCGTTGGTTATCTCCGTCTTTGTCAAAGAAGTAACGCTCAATCAAACCTTTTAAAATTTCGTAGCGTGCTGGGTCATAACCGATTTTTCTAAGTCTGCACCCTGTCTTTGTTCTAAAGTCGTTAATATACGGTATTAAGTCATTTACATTGATATATTCAGTGTCAAGTAAGATTAATTCCCCTCTGTCAACAAATTCAGTCCACAACTCTTGTTGTTCTGTGTCTAGTTGCTCATATTGCGACCGTACAGAGAAAGTAAGTGTATGACTGTAAGTTTTACCCTCTAACTCACAAACGAACGACACAGCGGTTAAATCGCCAATTAAGGATAGGTCAATTCCGACATAAGTTCTATTTTTATTAAATACAGATAAATTAAAGTCTGTTAGTTTAGTATCTTGCGGAGTGAAGTAGTAAGCTGTGTCCTGCATAGGCAAGCCCATATTAAACGCTAAGAACTTATTCTGTAACGCTGGGTCTCCTTGCGCAAGTTCGTACTCCTCAATAACTCCTGACCACTTAGGAACATTACCGATAAGCGGTAAAGCCATAGTCCAATTCTTTTTATCTTTGACCTGCTCATGATTTTCTAGCATGTAAAGTAAACCGAACGACCTATCATTGTAAAATTCTTCTTCTGATTTGAAGCGTTCAACAAGTTTATCATAAAGTCCGTCGCGTTTAAGTCCGCCAGAAGTGATATAAATACTTTGCCAGTTATCTTGTTTTTGTCGTGAGCCCTTGTTAACTGATTCTGTTATATCTTCGCCATAGGTATGAACTTCATCAAATATATTCAGCGAACTGTTCCCACCTTGCGCCCTCAAAGTATCATTTGTTTGCTTTTTGAAAGTGGTTTTAAAGGAAGTAAACTCTAGCCCTTGTTTTGTACTCTTGAAAATCTTGTTTTCATTGTATACTCTTAATGTATCACTTGCTTCCGTTTGATTCCTTACTTGGTCAAATACGTGTCTAGCCTGTGTGTTATCGTATGCAATAACCAAGCTCTCTCCGCCATATTGTCCGCCTAAAATCATCCAGCTAAGCACGCGCGTTGCCATTAAACTTGACTTACCTGAACCACGACCTAGATTAAGGAAAATTTCATTAACTAGGTTGACCTGAACGCCTTTTTCATCAACCATATCATAGCCAAGCATTAACTCGTACCACCAAAGCTGTGGCGGTAGTAGCTCGATTTTCATCAGGTTACCAGTAGTCAAATAGAAGTTGTCTTGTATCCATTCAATAGCTTGTGTAACACGGTCATAGCGATAAATATACTTATTATGAATACGTATTTGCTTCTGAATAGTCTTACGAATGTACTTATTAATAATAATGCCGTTTTCTTTGTTGTATTCCAACATTTTATTTAAATAATACATTTATTCAAACCCTTTCGGCACTTCAATTTTTGGAGTTTCGTACTTACTTAGTTTATAGTCATCAAGTTCTTCAATTTTTGCTTTAAGGTCATGAGCGCTTGATTCTTCCTGTTGCAATCTCCGCCATTCAGTAGGGTTATAAAGTTCAGGGTTTCCAGCCTTAGCAACCATCATTGCTACCAAGCTATCTTTATCCAGTTCTTTTTCTTTAACCTTTACTTTTTCAACGTTTCCGTCAGCGTCATAGATTGTTTCTGTTTCCTTTAGCGTTCTGACTGTCAGTTTGCTCGCTAAGGCACTTTCAGCTAGTTCTAATAGATTTCCCCTAGCAATGCTTTTAGCTTCGTCATACGCCTTTATATTGTCATCTCGCCACTTTCTAAAAGTTTTAGCCGAACAATGCAAATTGGTGTAGATTTCTCTGTCATTGCAACCTGATTCAATTTTATCAATGATTTGACTAAATAGCGGTTCTTCATACATCTTAGGTAAAATTGTGGGTCTGCCACCGTTTTGTGTTTGCATATTGTCCTTTCTTTTAA